AGCGTACATCGTAGTCAGTAGTATTGAAGTCAGTTTCAATACGTGCTAATATTTCAGTGCCTGTATAGTCATGGTCTAAAGTAGAATAGTTTAAGTCACCTAGCTTAGCGTCACCTATTAAGTCTTTAATGTTTACAACGTCACCATAAAACGATACTGTATAGCTTTCTCCGTTAGTAGATTTAATCTCAGACTTCTCTAGTTGTATCTTACCTGTTCTAAATGGTATATGATCTATTTCTATTCTTGAATCCCTGCGCTTATTGTGGTCGATTACACCATCTAAGTCATTATTGAAATAGTACTCAAAGATTTGATTGTTTCTATCTGAACATGGTATTGTAAACGTTTGTGAGAAGTCTGTAAATACTTTACCTATATCTGTAATGTTTTGAACAGTTGAGTTGACTACAATTTGTTCGTCACTGAATAAGTCTAGTATTTGATTCTCTACATAAATCTGTACACTTCGCATTACATTACATTGTTTATGATGTCATTAGCATATTCAAACTCAATAGCATAGTTGATAACCTTATCATTGATTTTCTTCATCTTCTCAATTGATTTAGTCTTCATCTTTACAGGTTTGTTATCTAATAATATAACCTCAGAAAGCATTAACTGTTGTATTGCTTCGGAGTTGTTTTCTTCAACCCAACCCGTGTTAACTTTAACAGTAGCTGTTCCGTTGATATTCATAAACTTATTGTAACCTACCGAAGTATTATAGATAGGTGAGTCAGGCATTAACTGCCAATCTGAACCACTTACTTCTATGTTATCTCGCTTAGCCTTAAAGAATATTAATCGTTGCCATACACCAAACTTATTAACGAAGTCACATTCGATAGGGGTGTATCTTGGTTCGCATTGAGTAGTGAATGTAAATGTTGCTAGTGTTACTGAGCCTGAAGTGTTAAAGATGCTTAATGTATTACCCGTGGCAACATAAGAAGTATGCACCATTGGAACTTGCTTAATCACTCCCGATAAAGCTACGTTAGTAGTAGCCCCCGTTCCTAATTGTGTGTATCTCGCTTCAAGTGTAGTAAGTGAGTTAACGAATACTGATACACTACCACCGTTATCATTCTCCTTTACATAGAAATCACCTGTTGACATGAATACATTATTGTAGATAGGATTTGAACCCTCCTCGAAATATCCATAACCATCAAAGCAAATGAACTCAGTTGTTGCGCTTAACACTCCATTAAGATAAGTCTTAGCAGTACAATAACAATAGTTAGCAACAGGCACAACAGCTTCTGAAGTAATCTCAGTGAATGAAGTATGTGAAATATAATTCCTTACAAATGGTGACACATTGAAGTAAACCGTTGTAGCTACTGTTGATGGTATCGGCTTACTAAGTGTTAATGTTGGAGTAGCTGGAATACTTGCTGGTGAGTTCCAAATATATAAATCACATCTTACCGAATCGTTAGCTGAACCCGTTACTGATACGCTACGTGGTGAACGTGCAAATAGTTTTTCTAGTGCCATTATTGTTTAACTTTTACTAATCTATATGATGTCTTTACTGATAGGTTGTTTGCACTTACATATGTTATTCTAGGAATAAAATCTACTTTTTCAGGTATCGCTATTAGATAGTCCATATCATCAAAATATAACGTACCAAACTGTAACTCAAAAGGAAATCTTAAACGTGGTGATTCCGTCCATGGTTTATAGTAGAAATATCCATCTGCTGAACCTGTTGTTGCCCCTCTAAGATTTGCTGTGATTCTATCAATAAATACTTTACTACCTGTTGGAACAGAATAAGCAGCACAATACGATTGTCCTAAACCTGCATCAATAGTCCAAAATATATTAGCGGGTGTTGCCGTATGTCTTAGTGTGATTAATCCAACATTGATAGTCGAACCATTATCGAAGTATGCAAAGTTTGAACGCCAAATATTATGACCTAGCGCATACGTTCCAGCACCTGTAACGGCTATACTGCCAAACGTATAATCTGTATCGGTATCAGTTGCCATGTAAGAATAGTAAACTGTTCCTGTATCTGCACCTGCTACAACAATTTCACCTGCTGCTGCCGTTGCAACAAATCCTGTATAAACACCGCCTGAACTCCACAAATCTTCAGGAACAGAACCTGTATCAACATCAGCATTAAACCCATCTTTTATAGTTACGTTATGACCTTGTACTAATCCATTAGCTAGATTAAGATTAAAGTCAATAGGACGTGTTACAAGTGTATCAGCATCTTGTTGAATAGATTGGTTAAGATTGCTAGTTAATGATTGGTAAGAACCTAGTAAAGTTTGTAATCTTAGGTATGTTTGATTGCTTGCTGAAGTATTCTCAAATCTAACTCTAAAGTATCTACGTGTTACGGTAATACGATGCACTTCATTTACATTAGCTGCTACTGCATAAGTTAGTGTAGAATCCCAATTAGTACCATCAATAGAGAAGTCAACGTATAGTATGCCTACTTGGTCAGTCTTACAAGCTACAACTACTGAGGTATAACCACTAGCATCTTCTGAAGTTCCTGTAAAAGTAGCTCCAGCATTTAATAAAGTAGAGGTACTGTTAACTGTCGATGTTGAACTATTAGCTAACATTCCATCAGTCAACCCCTCTAGGTATGTTGTCCTATATTCAATATTGTATCTAGTTGCCATATTTCTTTAAAGTATATTCTAAAAACTCATCTATATCTAATCCGAATGCTTCTATCACATCGTCACCTAATCTCTTATAGGCTAATTCAAAAGGACGGGTAAAGAAAAGACTTGGTTTGATTCCATTGTTAAAGACTGACCTAGCAATTAGGTAGCTTAATGATTTATGTGTGATGAATCGTCCTTTCTTATCTCTACCCTTTATTCCTTTTCTCTTAATCCACGCTTCAAATACATGAGCAGGTGGTTGTTTATTTGTATAGCTAAACGGTGTATTGTACTTCTTCTTCTTACCGCTAACTCCTTGGTCTTGAAATTGACCGTAGATAGGCATTTCAAAGCCTAATTCAAAGCTATTAGCACTAACCTTTAGAAAGCTACTCATCTCGTTATAAAGTGTCTTAGATGCGTTCTTTTTATTCCTAGTTAGATTCTTCCTAGCTTCGGTAATAACGTGCTTTCTAAAAGCGTTTAACTCATCCTCTACGTTAGATAGCATTCTTTCTCTTTAATCGTTTTAATTCAAGTTTGTTCTTTTGGTCTTCAAATACTAAGAAGTTCAAACAAGCTAATAATGGAAGTCTTGTAACTTCGTCAAATTTTGTAAGGTCACCTCTAGCGATTGCGTATATAGATTGATACCATCCCCAGGACTTGTTGAACTGTTCTTCTTCTGAGTAGCCATCTTGATTGCTTCCACCTCCAAAGAGTGTAGCGTAGCCATCAGTAATTCGTTGTTTAAATTGTAAAAAAAAACCATCGCACCCATTACGACATCAAGTGGTGCATACTGCATAACCTCCGAATAAGTAGCAGTACCTTCATACGGTTCAATCTCGTACTTATCACCTTTAGTCTTTACAATAGGTCTAAACATAACCGCCATAGCTTTGTGCATTGTGTCCCACTCAGCTATGTTAGTTTCTATGTCAATGTACTCACCGTATTCTATATCTTCTAAGCAAGGAATGAATCCAAACTCCTTACCTCCTAACTCAAATCTATGAATGAATTTCTTTTCATCGTTAAACATTTCGTTAAGATGTTCAACCGTTTCATTAATTGATCTTGCATTAAAGTAAACAACCTGAGATAGTTTAATCTTACAGAAGATACTAATCATCTTTTGATTGATAAACTCCTCTGAATCTTCTTTATCTACCAAGCGCATAAACAACTGATACTGTTCAAGTGTAAGGTCATTAAGTTTAGATGGTATAGTAATCTCTACATTCATATTATTATAACTAAAATTGTTTAATTCTGTTGTTAATAGATAGCGTAGTTACCTCGGTTGGGGTTTTCTAACTGATAAGTAACTGCATAACGTATAGCATCAATAGCATGGTTAAAGTTATCTATTGGAGTTTTAGACTTCTTTTCTAACCACGAGTAGTTATTAAGTTCTTTGTGTAACTCTATGCTTTCAGGGTCAATAATTAGATCGTAGTCTTGTAGTATTGAGATACCATGAGTAACAGAACCTTGACCTTTGACTGCTTCAAGTATGTTTAATCCTTTAGCTCTAAGTTCGTTTATTAGTCGTGGTTCAGCGCTATCAGCAATGGTTAAACTATCTCCAGCAACACGCTTGTTAATATCATATAAGTCTGAAGTAGTTAATCCCGTCTGATATAAGTGTAGCTTAATGTATATCTTCTTATTAGTCTTATCAATAGATGTTTCAACTAATGTACTAGGGTCATTACTAAACCCATAATCTTGACCGAATACTGAAGTGCCTACATTAACAAAGTCACCTATCTTCCAATTGGTAAAGATAACACCTTCAGCTTTATCTAACCAACCACCCATTATCTGATGCTTAAACTTCTCAGGTCTATGCGCTTTGATTTGCTCTATCTGGTCAAGGAATGATTTAGACAGGTTATCAATGTTATCCAAGTAGGTTGTATGTATGTAGGTAGTATCACCATTCACTAATGTACTACCTTCTTGAATACCTTTAGACTCGAAGAACCTGCTAAATATCCAGTGTTCTTTCGTTGTTGGGTTAAGTATCAGTATTACCCTATTCTGTTTTGTTCTATGCCGAATAGATAAGTCAATTTTATCGAATACATCCTCATCTGTTAACTCTTCAGCCTCATCTAATACCCAAGTTGTTACGCCTTGTAATGATTTAAGATTAGCTGTCTGAGTTCCTGAAGAAGTCTTAATACCTTTGAAGATAATCTTACTCCCTGTTACAGTATTTATAATCTCATCTTTAGTGATTACAAAGTTAGCAGTCAATCCCATTAGTTCAATCTTCTCAATGAACTCAGGAATGATTGAGATATGAGCAGAAACTAAAGTATATCTAGTGAATAGTATTACATGGTCACTTTCAAATGTAAGCAACTCTATAAATGAAGTTACACTAAAGGACTTAGAACTACCTCTACCTCCTGTTACTATAAAATATCTACTATCAGAACCTAGATTCTTATACTTATCATTTAGAGTTACCAAACTTAAGATAGTTCTTTATATCGAAATCAATTAGTTCGTGTTGGTTATGTACTGTTTCTTTTGGTTTGCCAAATAGATGTTCAGCTACAAACATTTTACCACGCTCAAAACTAAGCAAGTCAGCAGCAAAAGCCATTCTTGCTTCATCATCAGTTCCACCGTATATCTTCTTAATCGTTTGAGTAAAAATATAATTCGCTTTCTCCTCATCCGCTTTAGGCTTTCTACCATTACCAGGTATTGCTCCACCTTTTCCAGCCATTGTTTTTAGTATTGTTTAAACAATCAATTCTCACTATACTGCATCTCAGTAAATGTTTCCTTACTAACTTCATTGAACTCTAATAGTTTAGAATCACAATCGAAGTACACTACATAAGAATAACCCAAAACCTTAAGATTTGTTTTAAGTGCTTCCCATGTACTCATGTGTAAGTCAGGATTCACTACTGCTATGTAGTACTTCATCTTCATATACTTTCATTACTCGTTTAAGCTCATTGTGAACATCTCTAAAACAATCTGAGCAACTTGTAGAAGGTTTCTTTATCTGAAATACTCTATTGTATATCTCGAGTACTTTCAATTGCTTAGACGCTGTTACTTCATTAGTAGTTGTCTTGAAGTATTCAACTAACCAATTGTATTCATGTTCGAGTAAGCATTGATTATGACGATACGGGAAGATAGCGTTAAGTTTCTCTTTACGTTTATCACATCCACAATCTTCTCCAGCTATAAACTTAACTGCTTTATCTATTCCTGTTGCTTCGGTTATCTTAGCGATAGTATCTCCTAAGCCTTTACTTTTTGGTCTTGCCATTATTCTCTTGTATTAATACATTTATAACCATCATCTTAGCAGCTAAGTAATGATTATCCATTAGGTTAAAATTATCTTGTTTAGTGCATTCTACTAACTGCGCCCCTGTCGTTTCTAATTGTTCACGCAGGAACTTATCTACTTGTTTATTCATAATTCTTTAGTGCTAATTTAATAATATCTTTCATTTGTTCAACCGCTTCATCATGTGTACATTTAGCGATATGTTTACCGTCTATAATATCGAATCGAATACTATTGAATAGTTCTAGCAGTGCTTTGTCAATCATAACTTCTCTAATTCTTTCATGACTTCTTGCCAATATTTAGTATTATTAATCATTACCCATTCAGCTTGAGTTATCTTGTCCTCAGTAAAAGATAATACATTCTCAAATACAACAGGGTTAGATTTGATAATTTCATCAACTGCGTTTATAGCGCATTGAATATTTTGACCTCTACACATATCAAAGTCAATAGACATTTTATGTAATAGATAATCAGCTTTCTCTTTTGCCGTCATAACAATTCATAATCTTGGTTAAAGTAATCTTCTATATCTTCACCGACTTCTTTACGTAGTCTAGCTTTACAATTCTTAATAGTGTGGAATACTGATGTTAAGGATATATTAGTCTCAGCTTCTATATCTCTCATTGACATTCCACTTATTAAGTAAAGGTCGAACAGTTTAATATCGTACCAATGCCAATTGGATTTAGATGCGTCCACTTTGCTTAGTAACTCACCGTACGCTTGTTCACTGTGCAGACTATCTATAAAAGGAAAATCCCCTAAGTCTTCAATGTTTAACTTTTGAATCTTAGAGGATTGTTTCTTGTATGAGATAAAAATAGATCGTAGCGTAAAATAAATATAACCTTTATTAACCTGGTTATCCTTTACTATCTTAGCTTCGGTTGTATAGTTCAAACATCGTAAGTACATTTCTTGTACTATATCTTCAGCGTAATCATTACAGCCCCAAGACTTAACAAGCTTAACCCATTCACTATGATGCTTCGATATGTAGGACAACCAGTCTGCGTTCACGGTGCTAATATAAGTAAATATATCGAACAAACAAATATAATTGCACTAATTATAATAAATGTGTTGTATAGTTGTTTCATTTGTCAAAGGTTTCGTTGTAGTAATCAATTTCAAAGTCATCATTTTGACACTCTAATTCTCTTTCATAACAATAGTTATATCCATTAGTAAACGCATCTTCAATCTGTTGCTTCTCCATTTCTTTGGCTTTGTTAAATAAAGATTCTGAATTATAAATATCATATCTAATTTTTAATTCTTCAAATAACCATTCTACTGCTGTTTTCATGCCTCCATCTCATTAAGTTCATCCATAACATCACCCCAATATTGGAATGCGTGTGAGTTGGCTTCGGTTGGGTCGAGTTGTAGCAAGTAATGACAAACACTTATAAGGTGCTTACAAGTTACCTTAGAACTCTCTAATCCTTTTGCATCTACCATCTCTTTTGCTTTTAGTTTTGCTTCGGTCATAACTCTCTAATATAATCTTCGTTACTCTGATAGTGGTAGTCCAGCGCATCCTGTTCCATCTCTGACCAATCAACATATTCGTACATAGTCTTAGCTAGTATCTCTAAGTTAACCAAGTCACGGTCTGATTCATGTACAAAGTCAATTGAATGAATCGTAATGTAATCGGGTCTAAGTGTAAAGTCGCAATAACTAACTTCGATGTCATCTTCTAATCGTATCTCAAATGATGTTTGAGTGCCTGTGAATCCGTATAAACGCATCTTAATCGTTTTGAAGTGTGATTGAACCGTGGAATGGTTTAACGTGTTTTTTTAATAAACCTTCACTATAATATCCATCTGATAAAGATATTCCACGGAAAAGGTGTGGTTCTGTTTTTTGTTGATTATTTTCAACTAGATAAATTTTACCGCTTTCTATGCCTATTACCAACTGCACTTTATTCCAGTCGATTACTTCTTCTTTGTCTTGATTGTTTACTGTTACTTTCATAATCCTTTTAGTTTTGTTTCTACAAATATAAGTTAAATAATGTTTAGAATGATTCTAAATTAGTTCGGCTTAGCATCTATGCAGAATCTAATCCATTCTAAGTGCGATTCTTTTGAATCTAATAATTCGTTTGTATCAATTCTACGATACATCTTTCTTTCTTGGTCATGGATAATAAACCTGTGTGCCTTTGCGTGTTCCATTCTTGTTAGTGGAATAGCATTTTTTGCATCTTCAATATTGTAAGACCAATGATGCATTTCAAATCCTGGCATTGTTGCTTTTCCTAAAAGACTTTTAGCTAAATACTTTTCGGGATATTTTTCACGATACTTTCTCATTGCTAATAGTTTAGATTCTGAACTTGGTCTATGCTTTTCTCTATATTCTAAACGATGGTACTTTTCACGATGCCTTGCTTGTTCTTTCTCCAATCCTTCAGGAGTAGATATTTTCTTTTCTAGGGTTTGTTTAGAATCTTTCTTAGTACAAGTCTTACATTTCCCTAAATAACCATCAGCCATTTTAGAATGCTTATAAAATTCTGTCAACTCCTTTTCTTCACTACATTTAAAACATTTCTTCATATTGTTTTTATTGTAAATATAGTGATAATTAATTAAAAAGGTAGTAAAACTACCAACTAATTACATTCTAAATTGAATAAATTAATCAGTAGTTTTACATTTTCATTGTCCCTAAAAGGGTAAATCCAGACTATCCTCCACTTCGTTACTCGGTGCGCTTAGTGTTGGTATGCTCGGTTGCATATTAGCCGCTCCTTCAATTCTCCACGCTTCAAGTGAGTTGAAATACTTAGCTTCACCTTGTGGGTTAATCCATTCACGACCTCTAAGGTTAAACGATACTTCTACATTCTGTCCTACATTCATTCCATCTAATATACCGCATTTATCTTGCGTTGCCTGGAATGATATATCTTGTGGGTACATACTAGATGAATCCGTTATTACAAACTCTCTCTTTGAGAATTTATCCGATACTACAACAGTCGGATTGATTACTTTTATTACTCCTGTTAATTTAAACATACTCTATTTATTTATTTGATTTGTGACGTAAATTATATTCATGGTCTTTAAGATTCTTATACGCTTTTATTGAATCGCTCTTTAACTTCTTCCACGTTTCACAATGTGAGTAGTCAACATCTTCAACCTCTACTTTTTTAATAACCATTCGCTCTCTAACTTCATGTTCCAATCCGTTAAACTCATCTAACTCTATCTTAAAGTGTAGATACTCTCTTCCTGATGCTCCCATTACTTACTAAGTTTAGTTTTCATTTCCTCTTTCTTTGCGCTTACTACAACCAAACCACGTTCCGCAGTAGATAAACTTTCCCATCTAGTCTTTAAGTCTTCTAGGTTAGTAGCTAAACTAATCACATTAAGTGCAGCAGTTGGGTCTAATTGAATCGGCACGTTGGTCTTAATACTTGCAGCTTGACCATCATCATCAACCGCTTGTAAAGACAATAACGATTGCAATGTGTAACGTCTGTAATAAGTGATAGCCGAACCCATTGATTGAGGCGTACCGCTTGTTGGTAAGTCAATAAACGATTCTAAACACTCACCGCTTTCGATGTCTGCTATTATAGTGAACACACGCCCCTCTTTAATAGGTTGTAACAACACTAAACCTTTCTCTAATAGTATCGGCTCAACCGCCTCGATTAAAGCGTTTAAATCGGCATAAGTGTTTTTGAAGTGCGGGTTCTTAGCGTTCTTCGCTACCTTGCCAATTTCATTCTTGGCATCATGGATTTTCTGATAAATTTTCATACTCTAAATTTTATAATTGAATACCTAATATTGATAAACTGATTTCATCCCAAGTTGAACTACTTTTGAATCGTTCACTTTCTTCAGTTGAACAATCTATTTCTTCCAACTCCATTCCATCACATTCAAGAATTAAAGTAGGTGTTGCCCAATTAGAACATAAGTAAGTGTAATTATCTTTAGTTGGTTTACCATCCTTAAAGATTACACCACCTGTATAATCCCAATCACCTTGCAAGCCTGCTTCAGCTATTAGATTAGGGTGTGTTTTTAATCTATCTTTAATGATTTCAGCCGCCTTATCAAAATTAAAGGCTCTTAAAGGAATCCCTAACTTCTTGTTGATTTGTCCTTGTCCTTGTCCGTTTGGATTGAATCCATCCGCAAATGTTAATTCACTTTTTTTCATACTCTTTATGTTTTGTTTCTGCTAAATTACTGCTTAATTCAATACGTTCTACTGTGGTGGCTAGTTTAGAATGATTCTAGATAAGCTATTACAGTATGTGCATATATTCAGGCATGCCACATTTTATACAATTTTCACTCATTACCCCATTAAATGAACAAGGCATTTTAATTAAGTCATCACTATTAAAATTTTCAAGTTCTTTAGCCTCGTTTACTATTACATAAAACTTAGATGCTGATATATTAATACTAGAATCTGCAATCATACTTCCTAGTTGTTTTTCTATATATTCTACCCCTTTCATATTATTTATTTATAATTAATTTACGTGCGTCTTCAAGTGCTTGTTGTTGCATTTTATTAAATTTTATTTTTGCCTTTTCCATATTATTACTCAATCTTTTCATTGTTTTTAATAAACGCTCACCGCTAACTTTTTTTCCTTTAGTTTGTTTCATCTCTCTATCTTTTAATTATTACTTACAAACTCATCAAACCATATAACGAAGTCATCGAAGTTACGAACTATAATGTAAATACCTCCTGCACGTTCAATACTCGCTTGGTATTCCTTCTGAACATATGACTGTCTATCCGCTCCGTACTTAATCTCTATCTTAACTGACCCTCCTCTAATCGTTGCGCTTATATCCGCACTACCTTTAGTTCCTTGTGTTGGAATGTACTTACCTTTGAGTTGACGTTCATTCTCGCCTACCTTAATCTTAGCACCTTCAACATACGTTCCTTGAGTGGATATTCTCTCAGCTTGATAACCTTCATAGTTGATTATATCAATCACACACTTAGTTAATCCGTTTGCACTATTGTCACTCCATACCTTCTTAGGTATGGCGTGTTCAGGGAATGATGGGTACTTGACCTTCATTAGCTTGTAGTGGAAGTCTAGTAGGCGTTGTTTGTTTTGTTTAGTCATAGGTCTAAGGGTTTAATACAGTAGTTGAAATGCCTAACAGATGTTATCGTTTCTGATTTACCACATTCATCACATTTACCTAAATGGCAAGTAGTAACTAAAGACCTTTTTTTCTGCTTTTCGGTTAGGTATTTTTTACCACAATTAAAACAAATATACTTCATATACATTTTTTCTAGTTCTTTAATCTTATCAGGTGTAAGTGATATCCAACTCATCTCTCTTTTAATCGTTTAACCTCTAATTCTAACCCTTCAATCCTTGCACCTTGCTTCATCATTCTACGCCAAATGAATAGCAGCGAGTTGTAAGTCTTGTGTACTGAATCAATCCTAACTTGATTAGGTAAGTCTTGTGACTGTTCCTTAATCAATGCTTTCTCAGTTCTGTTAATGATTTGCCTAAGTTCGTGTTCTGCTTTCTGCATTTCGATTCGTAGTAGCAAGTCATCATCTTGCTCAGTTCTATTAAGTAGCTTCATAGTGGCATCCTTATCTACTAAACTCTTAATTGTCTGCATACCTAATCCAGTAGATACACGTTCAGCGTTCCCTAGTGTTGGTGTCATATCGTCTAAATTACGAATGAGTTACCCTCGTTAATTATAATACCATTAAACGCACCAACCAAGTCGCCTTTACAACCTTGCCACATTACATTCTGAATATCAATTTCTAAGTCATATTTAACTTTTATCATTTGCTTATCAAACTCTTTACCATCTGATAACAAAGTTCTAATATCTTCACGTTGCGATTCGATTACCTTCCTTAGATATTCTAATTCAGCTTTTAATTCTTTCTTTTTCATATCACTCTATTTTTAATTATAAACTTCTTTACTCCGTTGCTTGTCACTTCTTCATAGTCTAAACCATAGAAGTCACAATATCTTTTAATATCTTTTGTAACCATGTTCTTAGTTTTAGCATCCCACTTCTTAGGAATGTAACTAATGTAGTTATCATAGAATTCATTAGCGTTAATATACTCACCTTTATTAACAGCTTTAATACATTCCATTAACTCCTTTGTAATATCCACTTCCAACTGCTTGTAAGGTAAAGATATTAAATCATAGGTTAACAATCCTTTATCTAAGTATTTCTTTAAGCATTCAATCATGTAGCTGTCAAACCTTGCTTTCTCCATTTCATCCCAATCATCATACAACCTATGACCAAAGTATTGTATTGGTGTATGGTTTGCATTAAAGAACGGGCTTAACTCTACTTCAAACTTTCGTGCTTCAAATGATCCGCCCTTACCTTTGATTGTATAGTTAGTTGTAATCACAACCTTTGGAGAATCTTCAATAGGTAGCTTAATAGTGTCCTTACCTTTATAAGTGATACTTATTCCCTCAGTGATTACACTAAACAAATTAATGAATGGAAATCCTTTCTTAACATCATCGAATACCATTACTTGACAATCAGTCTTAATCGCTTGGTAAGGAAACGCAGCGTCGAATCTAAATGACTTGCCATCCAATGCTTGTACTTTCTTTAGCTTACCAACCATGTTACAAAGTAAACCCTTACCACTCCTTCCATTCGGTTCATCAGATATAAGTTCATCATTCAATATAACCGCTTTATTGTCACCTCCAGCGTTATAAGAATGAAGTAAGTAACCTATAACAGTTTGTAGTGTATTATACCTGTCTACATTTTCACCTGCTATCTTCCAAACAAATGTTCTAAACTCGCTTTGATGGTGGTCAGCTTCGATAAAGTTTCTTTTTATTACTTGGTCTTCCCAAATTGATAAACCGAAATCAGTATAAGGTTTTAACTTAGCACCATCTTTCGTTACTTCCATCACTCCATTCTGATAAAATAGATATGCAGTATCTTTAGTATCTCTGATAACTTTGATTTCTTCAGTAGTTAGCATAGATAGATATTGTCTTGTGAATGTAGATGCTTTACCTGTCATTAGATTGTATACCCTTTGACCTAAGTCATTATCTAAGATATAATCTAATACAAAGTCTTTAATCTCAAACTCGTCTACAATCTCTAAAAATATACCGTTCTTCTTTATAAAGTTGAATCCACTAACATCATTCGGTTTGTTCTTTATGAAATTATGATGCTCCAGGAAACGCTTGAAATTATAGTTGTTCAATGCAAGTTTACCGTTTTCACTTTCTGAGTAGAATGGCTCTAAATTATTTGAATTCATGCAATGTTATTTTAGTGTAGCCATTTGTAGGTTCTAATACATATTCTTTAATCGAAGCAATATCTTTGATTAGGTTAAAGATTTTCTTATAGTGGATTACATCGTTTAGATGGATTGTTGCATCACTATATCCAATAATTAGATTTGGATATGCTTCTCGTAGTCTTTCAATTACTTGGTTCATGATAAATTAGTTTAATAAAAAAGCCCCTATTATACTCATCGGATACCACCTCGACTTTCTAATAAGGGCTAAATAACGCCTTTAATTCTATAATGTGGTATCGAATAACGAAGTAAATATAAGTATTAAATCAATACCACCAACAAAATGAGAAAAATAAATACAACTTTTCTACTTTTATTCTACTTTTTTCTAACTTTTTTCTGAGTGGTGGCGTGGGTTTGAGGTCGATTAGGAGAAAAAAGGAAAAAAAAACGGAAAAAAAATATTTTTAAGCTATAAGGGTTTTTGAATATAAAAAAAGAATAAGAGAAATTTTATTTTTTTCTACTTTTAGCACTCTAGCCCTAGTAAACATTGAGAATAAAATAGTAGAAAGTTAGAATAAAGCAGAAAAAAACCCCACCGATCACTCAATGGGGCTTAGATTAGTTAAAGAACTGTTCAAACTGTTGCGAACCATACTCTCCTTTAGTTAACTCTATTATCTTTGCTATGTTCATCTTTCGCTTAGTCAAGTTCTTACGGCTTAGAAACTCCTTAACACCAAACTGACACGCCCCAGTTATAACCCTGTAACACTTAACCGCATCTTCAAAGGATAGTACACTTTCTAAAGTCATTCCTTTGTAATCGTCTTTGCTTCGATTACCTATCTTAAATATTAAATCTTCTTTAGCTTCTTTGATCGTATCACCATGCGAGTAATTTCCGTTACCATCAGTCACAACAAAAAATACTTTCTCAGTTGCATACTTCTTAACCTTCCAAACTAATCCTTTCTTATGTAAGACCTCACAGAATACACCATCTACTTTGATGTATTTGCCGTTTCTCCATGACAATACATATGGACATTTTCTATTAATGTTGCTTGAATCTTTTATTTGAGTACCTCTCAAATCTAAGCTACCTCCCACGGTTAGGTTGTCAGGTAGTACACTCACACTCGTACCTTCCAAATATAAGTCACCTCCCACGGTTAGGTTGTCAGGTAGTACACTCACACTCGTACCTTCCAAATCTAAGTAACCTCCCACGGTTAGGTTGTCAGGTAGTACACTCACACTCGTACCTTCCAAATCTAAGTCACCACCAACAGTTAGGTTGTCAGGTAGTACACTCACACTCGTACCTCTCAAATATAAGCTACCTCCCACGGTTAGGTTGTCAGGTAGTACACTCACACTCGTACCTCTCAAATCTAAGCTACCTCCCACGGTTAGGTTGTCAGGTAGTACACTCACACTCGTACCTCTCAAATATAAGTCACCTCCCACGGTTAGGTTGTCAGGTAGTACACTCACACTCGTACCTTCCAAATCTAAGTAACCTCCCACGGTTAGGTTGTCAGGTAGTACACTCACACTCGTACCTTCCAAATCTAAGTCACCTCCCACGGTTAGGTTGTCAGGTAGTACACTCACACTCGTACCTTCCAAATCTAAGTCACCACCAACAGTTAGGTTGTCTTTCGTGATTCCGTACTGTGCTAAAAATTCCCAATCTTTCTTTTTCATACTTTATGTTTTTGTTTATGTGGTAAAAATAATACATTAATCAATACTAAAATCAGTTTGTTGTAGTTTATACTCATTCTAAATAAGCAGAAAGCCCTCCACGAATGAAGGGCTTAAACTAACCAAAACATCAGGTGCTATGAAAACCTGTTACGGTAAAGATAGGTAAATAATCCGTTCCGATTCACTAAGCCCGTTAAAATTATATTCAGGTATTAGCATTTCTTGTTCACTCGAGTAAATAGCTTGTTTAACTTGACCGAAGTATATCTTACCTGCTAACTTACCAGCGAACCTATCATGTAGTTGCATGGCACGTATTAGAGTTATTCCATACACCATCATAATTTTATTTATAGGCATATCTTTCAACTCAACCCATTCACCATCTTCAAACCATTTACGTGCTATCCTTGCAGCGTGTAGTTGAGATACTTTACATTTCTTTGCAGTCCAAACAGCCGACGTTGTATAGTAGTAGCCTATTATACGTTTTCTTTCAATGTCTTTCATCCTTAAATTTTTCTTCACACCATTGTCTAAACGACTGTTGTATCTTTATCTGTTGTTCCATTGCTTCAGTATCAGCAGTATCTACCATGTGAGAATCGAACGATCTAATTGCATTGATTAGTAAGTTACGTTTCATCTTTGCCGTTCGTTGCATTGGTATATCTTCTAGGAAGTCAGCGAGTACGGGTAGTACCTGGATTGCTAGTATCTTTGATGTTGTGGTCATTTTACTTAATATTAGATAATGCGATGTAAAGATTTGATATGGCTATTTGACCATGAAAGAATCTATCAGAAGCAGTAGGTATATTTTCTAATATTCTTTCTAATTGAAAAATCTTGTTTTCTAATGCCATTTTTAATTCTTGCTTATTCATTTCACTTCGTTTAATTTGATTCGTCTAATCTCCTGCATTAACTCCACGTTGTAAGTTGTGAAGTGTTGCTTTCTGTAAGCATCGTTAACTCCCATCGGTGGGGTGTAACTATTCTCTTTAGTCGTTGGCTTGGTCGACTTGTTTAGCCATTTTGCTAGTGGTATCATATTAATTTAATTTGATTAATTACTTTGTCAATAGATCCCTGTACTCGATTACAGTTTATCTTACATTCCTTAACTTGTTTGAATGAATTAGCAACATCGTCTGAACTAAACTCTTTGCCTTTCTTAGCAAGTGAATGTATCATTTCAGCGTTGTCTAACATGGATTGCCATAACTCTAATTCATTGTAGAGTTGATTTAATGATTCTGTCATATCTTTTATGTTTTGTTTATGGTGTAAAGTTAATACTTTAATTCATGTTTGCAATATTCAAGCGTAGTTTATTTTGATTCTAAATAAGCCTTAACTATTGCTTTAATCGGCTCAACGTGTTCTAACTTAACTCTGAACGCTATTGTCTTGGTCGGCTTTCCTTTCGGTCTACCTGCTCCTTTACGTGCGCCTCCTTTCATTTTGTTTCGTTTATTATCTTGATAATTTCAATCGTGATTTCTCTTACAGAGTCTATTATTGATGATAAATTCTTTGTTGTATCTTCAATTATTATTTCACAATCACCTTTTTTTACTCTTATTTTCATATTAGTTATTGTTAAAATTTTTTTTAGCATAAAAATAAGTCCATCCAAAATGACCTGTACTTTTAAATTCAGGAGTATAGCCATAAAAATTACAAGACTGTCTTAATACATCTATGTTTTTAGTGTGTATAGGTAAGTCATTATTATTTATAAATTCTATACCATTTTCTAATTTATTTAGGATTCTACCTAATTCAACACCTAGAGTAAAAGACTCTGATTTATCTGTAAATTCTATTATTAAGTTCATGTTTTAATATTTAATTTTTGGGAATACAATTTCATAATGAGTTCTATGATTTATAGACATTGTAATCAATACAGCAGCTCTGTAATAAGATTTAACCTTGTTATTTTCAAAAGAAATATAACTTAATTCTATGTTTAATACATCATTAAATCTATCAACTAACTCCTGACCTTCATTAGTCCATTGATTAACTCTTTTAGCTAATCTTTCAGTCATTAATTTTATTTCAGTTTCAATTTTCATATTCTTTGTTTTTGATTGCCTTACAAATATACGAATAGTTTTGATACTTGCAAACATTTATTTAAAATAGTTGTTATTTATATTCATTCTAAATAAAAAACCCCATCATTGCTGACAGGGTTCTTACTACTTGTACAAATAGATTAAGGCTTAAAGTACCTTTACGCAACGTGTTTCAGTCGACTGCTTTATTAATGTTAATTCTTTATCATAATCTTCAGATGTCATTATTAAAAGGCTATCAGTAATTTCACCTAACAATCTAGGCTCTTCTAAATTTTTACTTCTTATTCCGTATCTAATTTCATCATTCGATTCAAAGAAGTTTCTAATATCGCCTTGATTTAAAGATAATACATATTCATATCCTTGGTTTTCTAACTCAACTAAAAATTCTTTTTCTTTTAATATTTTATACCATTTTTTATTTGGTGCAAATCCATGTCCTGCAATCTCAATAAAATCATGATCAATATCAATGGAAATATCTGAACACACAAATTCAAGCTGAGAATTAAGATGCTTTAAAAACAACTTTTCAATTGATGTTTCGTTACCAATCATTTTTTCAGAAATCAAAGATTGTTCAATTTCCATTCTAAGAAATCTTCCTCTATAATTTCTTGGTTTTTTAGTGTTTGGTTTTTTAGTTTGCACATTATCATTAATGTATAATGCTAATTCCTTTAATCTAGCATCATCTTCTTTTAAGAGAAATCTCATATCTTTTAGTTTTGTTTCTACAAATATACAATACTTTCTATACACAAAACTCACTTCATGTAAAATATTCTTTACATTTTATACACGTTTTGTAAATACTATTTAATGTTATTGCGTATCGCGATTAGCGATTATTACAACTCCATAAGTTCATTAACTGCAATCTTACCACCGTACACAACACCACAACCAATCACAGGCTTACGACCTGCTTTAGCATACGACATTGCATAACTATCATGGTCTATTCCACAACCTACTTGCATACCAAACACCTTAAAGTTAGCACCAACAAACCATTCTGTATATGCTTGTGTATGTAGGTGACCTTGTACTGTTGACATCATATCAGCTTTACATTTAGCCTTAGCCGTTCCAGCTTCACCGTGAACGTACTGAACGTCATCAACTACAACTCTATGAGTAAAGTTCCAATTAGGCGTTTCTAAGACTTCTTTATACACTTTAATCCACTTGGTAGGTATTCCACCTGTTTGTGCCTTACGCATGATTAAACGGTCATGATTACCGATTGTAACATCAGCGTTCGGAAATGCTTTATACCATTCAGCTATTTTAGATATAGCGAGTTCTAATTCATTACCACCACCCAAACCATCTGCATCGGTTTCGTGATAAGACGAATAATGATTGTCGATAACGTCACCGATAAATATAACCTTGTTACATTGGTGTTTAAGATATACTGATTTACAAAACTCTAAATAACCATCCAGGCAAAAAGGTTCGTGTAAGTCACCAATAACCAATACCCTTGTTTCATCTTTCTGTCTATGCTTTAATATTAGATTGTACTCACTTTCGTTTAATCGTGGTCTATACTCCATAGGTTATAATTAAAAAAGCCCATAAGGGCTTGTGGTTACTTTATTTGTGAAATCTCTTGCAAGGTTGTTTTGCCTGTTATTGTTATTCCATGATTCTTAAAGAAAGAAATAATCTCACTTAGATAGTTGTTTCCACTTCTTGCGCCTGTTGAATAAATCTTAATAAATTGATCTAGTTGACCCGTAAAAACAAAACGATAACCAGGTAGGTAAGGCGACTTTTTATAAGTCTTATAGTTCTTTGCTATTTCCTCACTATAAAATGGTTTAATAACTACTAATTTACCCAATGGAAAAGGCTTAGATAAACCCGCTAAAATCTTATTGAAGTATTTAATCTGCAATTTAATTCCATCTTCTAATGTAGCGCAAGAACTATTTGAACCGTTGTCTGTGTTTCCAATATTGCCAGGGTTTTTAGTTCGATAGCTTCTTGTTCCTTTCTTAAATCCTTCGTGGTCTGCCATAATAAGACAAAGTAATTTAACTCCTTTTGGTGCATCAACATTATTCCACGCAGGAATGTACTCTTTTAAAATCTCAGTAGAAAATTCAATTTTCATATCTGATTTAATTGGAGAATCTGGAAAATGCGAACCTTCAATGGTTACGCCTTTATACTTTTCATCGAATGCCATACCTTTTATTTAGAGAATTTAAACGCTAATATAATCAAAGCAATTAAACCAAGTACAATTAATAGAAGATTTAACGTTTTATTGTTCTTAGTTACGGTTTTATATTCAGTTTTCACCTTATACTTAACTACTTCAATACTATCTCGCTTAATCTTGTATTCAGTTTTGATTTGGTAGCGTGTTTTAGGCACGAATACTTCATTGTAACGCACTATTGTATCATATTCTGTAACAACCTTTACCCATTCGTTATTAATGAATACAGAATCAATCTTTGTAAGCGTTAATGTATCTGTTGTAGGTACAAATTGTACCCCCTTCTTAATTGCTTTCTTGTAATGATACGAAGCCGAGCAACTAGTCATCCCTAAGAATAGCAAGAATGATATAAGTAACGCCCAAATGAAGGCTAGGAAGTGAGTGAAGTTAATTTTCATTTTATTATTTTTTTAGAATACGAATCTAATACTTTTATTCCAGTTGCAACACCTACTAAAGTCAGCCATACATCGTAACGTAAACCTTTATCAATGAAGTCAAAGAAAGCCATGCCAAGTACAAACACCCAAGCGCTAAACATTGTTAGACTAGTTCGACTAAATCGACCTTCTTTCTTTAGCGTATCGTTTATAATATCTCGTAACATATCTTTTTCCTTTTGTCGGGTAGTATAGCGAACTGTTGGTCTTTAACAACAACCGTTCCCGTCAATCCTTTTGGTATAATAGTCTTGTCTTGGTAGCAGTCGATTAGTAAACTACGCATCTCCACTACTTCAATCCTTGTTTCTTTAAGGTCTTGGCGTGTGATAAATACCATGTAAATCATAAATGGTAACACTCCAAATTTAACGGAATAGTCTAATAGTTTTTCAGGTGTCATTTCTTATATTTTTCTAATTCAACATTAGCCCACGCAAGAACGTCTTTATCCTCCCAAGTTGTGGTGTAAGTAAACCCTTGTAGAGTTGTACCGTACTTACTGTTAATAAGTATGTCAACACTTGCAGTCTTAGTTTTAAGATTGTCATTTACACTTGTTATTTCAATGCTATCAACATCTATTGTAGCGGAAAAGTTTTCTAATTTAATTGTCATGGTATTAAGATAAAGTTGTTCCTGTTACTGTGAATGTTCGGCATCTAAAAGAATAAGAAGTACTTGTTTTTCCTCTTGCATCAATTCTGTGGTCAGACCAAGAAACGATTGCAGAAGAAGTAGAAGAATTATAGCTTGTAGAAGTCCATACTACCGATAAACTTGTTATGCTAAAAGGTGAATAATTCCACGCAGTAGAAGCACCGTAGTTTAGTATCGAAAACGCTTCGCATGCATTAGGTATTCTCCATGTACTAAAACCACCAACACTTAAAGCTGTAGCATTAGTTAAAGCATTCGCCCAAGTTTCTAATGGAAAAGCACCTTTATACCAACCTAAAACAGTTGAGCCATCGTATGTACTCCAATCAATTATAATTCCGTTCGTGTAGGTTTGCGTTCCTACCTCAGAAGTGAAACGGTTTGTATTTCCGAATGGATTGTCTGAGTTTAAAGTAGTGAAATTTACAAGCCTACCGATTTCTAAATCACCATCATCGTTTGTCGCATAACTCGTTGTTTGTCCCGTTTTCATAAGTTTAGCACCTACGGGAACACTAGCGGAATCAGGCAACACCACTTGAAAGTCATTACCCACTTGTGTAACACTTGTTGGAGTTACTACACCGCCCGAATCACTTAGTTGTATATCAACAGTCGAACCACTTGCAACAGTACCTTCGATTGTTCCGTTTACTTCGAGTGTGGTATCGGGGCATGGAACGCTATCCGCTAGAACAATATCAATGTCGCCACCTGATACTATCACATCTTCGGGTATTACTTCTAGTCCGTCTTGCGTAACCGTGACGAATACATCTGTTCCTCCTGAGTACGTTCCTACTAATGCCTCACCAACAAACACGTCAACATCTTCACACACAACAGGATTAGGCACTTGAACAACAACACTTCCTTCTGCTAGTATGCTTCCGCTTTCTATTAGTGTGCCGTTAATATATTCTATTGTGTATGTACTATCCTGAATAACTTGTATTTCAGTTACACCGCTTGGAATAGTGTTTGAGTATAGCTCGTTACCTAGTGAATCAGTTGTTATAGCTATTGCATCGTCACATACATTACTTGGAACAGTCGCACCGTCACAAGCAATCATATCGTTAGGTATAATCACATCGAATGTAGCAACCCAACCAGCTAAGTAGTTTTCAAATCTTTCTGTAAATGGTTGTAAGTCTGGATTACCGTCTAGTTGATATAACGCTTCGAATAAAGTTCCACCCTCTAATACTTTAAGTAAACGTAACAATACAGCTTGTTGAGTATTAAGTACATCTTGCTCATTATCATTACCTCTAAATTGACCTATCGCAGTATTGTCAATTGCTTCTTTGGAGATGTCTACAATATCCATGGCCATAACAGAAATGTTATAACGAATAATATTTTTTTCTATTGTAGCGTTATTTACAACAACGTGAGATAGTGGAAAAATAGTTTGTTTCTTAAGGTCTACACGGAATATATCACCATAGGTAATAGTGTTGACAAACTCGTCTTGAGCCAACTGAACCCTAATTTTTTCCGTTATGTTGTAAAAGCCTTGCATTTTATTTATATATTTGTAAAAACATAAAGTATGAAAAAGTTATTATTAGTGTCAGTATTGGGTTTGTTCGCTTGTAACAAGCCAATTATTAAAGTCAACAACAACGTTAACATGGTTAAGAATGGTTACAAATATCATTACTACCATAATGGAGCATCTATTGACACAAATCAGTTTATCGCTCAAAGTGGTGATTCTGTTAGGTTGTATTCTGCTATGTCTGTACCTCTTAATCATTATGCTTATCTTATCGTTAACAATGATACTGTTTTGTCGCATAATGGTTTTCAAGACACTTGCAACTTGTTTTATATTATTCCTTAAGGATATACTTCTAGTAGTAAAGATAATGGCTCTGTGCTAGATAAAAGCGCATCTTTTAAAGTTCCACTTGCATAAGTTCTTATCTTTACTACATTTGAATTTTCTCTGTAAACTCTAACCTCTGTTGTTATTGTTTTTAATGGGCTTGTTGATATAAATAACTTGGTTGCACCGCCTGAAAAAGCACCCGTACAAGTTAATTCGTAATCACCCACCCCAACTCTAGCAACTGTTACTGTTCCTAATGTATTTCTAAGTGGGAATAGTGTAGGGTCACTTGTTGAAACTTGTGTTATAATTGCTTTATAGACTGAAGCACCTACCAACTCCAACCCCGTCAACTTTCTACTACCAAACAATCCACCACCTAAATCCTCACTAACTTCGATTAGATCGGTAGCAGCTAACACACCTGTTGAGTGTGCTGTCATCTCACTTATTCTTACTTCCGCCATTTTCGTTTAATTTAGTTAGAAATACAGTTAACTTAATAATGTTTTCTTCTTTTGGTTTATAGTTCTTTCTCATAAGTACCAGCCTGACAAATTAATATCTCTATCGGGGTTTATATCGTTATTACTATTCGTGTTGTATTCAGGGAATGTGCTATTATTGTAACACATATAATCTACGAATCTTTTAGTATAGTTTTCAGCTATGCTTCTTTCTTTCTCAACTAAGAAATCTACCTCTTCTTTACTTACCGTTTCGCTATTCTCACTACCATGCTTATAAACGCCTTTGTTAGCGATTGTATAAGCTGCCCAAGGTAAATACTCAACCATCGCCCAATGTATCAGCATAGGTTTGATATACGTGTTTACAAGCGTTGTGTAAGGTGAGGCTAAAGTACCCGCAACTATATCAGTACTAATCTTATTGTAAAGGTCAGTGCCTAAGTAGTTTTGAATGTGAATGTCTTGAGCAATCTTAATGTATTGCACGAATTTATCTACATCAACATTCCCGTTAAGTGAAGTGCTTTTAGTTAAATCTTCTTTAGTTATAAATAGAGCCTGTGCCATTATTGAAATCTTTTATTTGTTGGTAAAAAACCTTCGTAAGGCATATCTTTAGGTGCTGTATAAACTCTTTGATCGTTTACTGCTTTGCCGTCTTTATCCTTATCAGTTAATGGAACAATCTCGCCAGCTTTACGAACTTCAGCAGGTGTGTACTTCCTAGCTAGTGGTGAATTAGCATCTGACTTTTTAAGATAAGTTTCTCTTACCCATTTATGACCACAAGAACCACCACCTTTATACAACCAAATAGAATAAGTGTTAGCGCCTTCAGGACCCCAACCTTCATTAACTACTTGCGAACCCATTTGTATAATATCTTCTTTACGGTAAACTTTATTAGCTTGAATCATTCGCTTACAGAAGTCACGTGAATCTTCTTTGATGTCACCTGTATATCTGTATCTTGACTTGAATATATTGCCATCTTGTTCACTTGAAGCATTCGGTCTAGCTGTCCCTGTACTTACAAAATCCCAAACTTTAGATAGTAGGCTTTGTTTAGGATTGTTTAATGATTCTAAATAAGCATCTTCTTGTTCTTCTAAGTCATAGTTAACATCTTGTGAATCTATAAGCTCCCACCCTTCCATTTCATCGTCAGCGTACTTATCTAATTCATTAAATATCTTCTCATCCACTTGCTTACTCATAGCAACCTCCTCAGACTTCTGCTCATCAGCTTCAATATCTTCAAACAAGTTTAAACGTCTAAAGAATAAGTCTAAGCTAATATTATTGAACGCCAATACTTCTGCAATAGCGTCTAAGTGAATGTCTTGTGGTGGTCGTATAACTGTATTATGGAAATACTTAGCAGCTACTTCTATTTCAGCAGCATTAGAACTGAATCCTTGCCCGTCAGGTGAAATACCTACAAGCATAGAAGATGTAATACAATGACCTACTAATATCTTGTTTCTACATTCAGTTGATAAGTAGTTGTAATGGTCGGGCGCATCGTTTAATGGAATATCATCAACCGTAGTTTTTTGTTCCTGGTTGTTGTTGAATGATACTATCACCTTCTGACCTCTAGCACCTGTTAACTTACCTAGAACCTTCTTAGCTTGAATCTTCTGTTGTTCTTCTGTTGGTACACCATTATTAAAGTTAACTACCTTTGTACCACTAAATCCATTATCTACATCATTGATTAAGTACTCAGATATACGCTCTTCTAAAATACAATAGTCTAAGCATGGTTCGTAAGCAACTGCTGAGAAGTATTTACGTCCAACTGATTGCGCTCCAAATACAATTAACTCAATCCCTTCCTTAGATGTTCCAAACGCTGGGATTCGCTTAGGAGGAAATGCTTTAGTATCTGACCAATTGTCAGAATAGTAGTAACCTGTTATATTACCATCCTTATCGCACTTCTCAGGTCGAATAAGGTTAATAGGCATATGTTTAACCTGAACTATCTTATTATGTGCCTTATTGTATATTAACTGATATGCACCTTGTCCTAAATGATACAAATTATCACCCGCTGCTCTTAAGTCGTTAGGTCTAAACAACGATAACATCTGTGCAAAGTCATTAGGTCGCTTATTAGCGTTCTTAGCATACAATCCACGTCCGTACATTAGACGAACTATGTTGTTGATAATAGAGCCGTTTGTTGTAGAATTTCGTCTACGGTCAATAAGCCATGTATAATAGTCGTTATCTTCACCGTATTCAACCCATTTATCTCTACCATCTTCTATAATCTGTGGTTGAGTGTAAGATGATAACTCTAAAATATGCGTGTTATTCATAAACTATAAATTCGTTATCTGTTGTATTCTGAATATACTCACCGTTATTGATTGTATATGTAGTAGCAGATTGATTAGTGCAAAATATTTTATCTTTGTAAACTACGTTAGCACCGTCTAAAACTGTTAACGTATAAGTATGACCTTCAACTAATGTGATTATCTTAGATATTACAGCGTAGTAATCTAACTGAGTTATAGTAATAGCGTATGTAACAGAATCTCTAGTTGTTTCATCTGTAATAATCATACTATCCGCAGCGTAAGCACGGGGAATAATCTTGAACGTTTGCGATAAAGCAGATTGTTGTAATACTAACATATACTATTATAACTAAATAGTTGTATATTTGTTTTAAAATAGATGTTATGAACCCTGAACAACGAGCAGAATCATTAGTATATATGATGCAGCAGAATGATAGAGTTATGCCTAATGAGTACGCTATTAAATGTGCTATTATTACAGTTGATACTATATTAAGTTATCCTACAAGTTTAACGTATGATATTGTTTGGTATGAATTTGTCAAGACTGATTTAACCTTTACTTATTCTGAACCCATGGAATCGTTTAAACTGAATGCTTTAGAGTATTGGTGTAATGTTCGTGAATACTTGGTAAAACAAAAAATATGAGGCAAATACAAATAATACAATATATGGCTCAAGTAGTTGAAGCGTATATTTACAGACTCAAAGGTGTTGAAGTTAAAATAGACTTAATGCAAATTATTAACGACCAGCGTCAATTGAATATGTTGATTGATGCTTATAATCATGTGAATAAAGATTAGTAAACCAAAAAACCCCCACCAATTAAGATGAGGGCTTCCTTTACAAAGGAGTATTAAGCCCCTAATACAATAGTCACTCCAGCAGTAGTCAACAACGCATCTGTTGTAGCTTCCATGAAGTTAGCAGGTACAGGTTCCATTCCTACAAGTGTCAAAGTGTAACCGCTTAAGTCACCCATTGCAGCACCTGTTGTAATAGTTCCACCTGTTACATCCATACCGTGCTTTAAACCGCACATGAAGTAGTTAGAGTTATTATCTACAACGATAACAGTTGGATTTCCGTAAGCTAACAATTTCACTTGTTTATGAGTAGCAATGTCTTGCTTAGTCAAGGTTAAGTTTAATGTTTGCTCAAAGTAAGTAGTACCCGTATCTCTTGAAGTTACAATTGTTTGTTCAAATGAACTAGCCGCCCCTTTAAGGTCGTACTTATATCCGCTCGGTGTACCCGTTACGGTTTCAACAACATCAGTATTAGTAGAATCATAAGTTACCCCTGTCATGTCACCTTGGTTCATGAAGAAGATAGCCTTAAGCCCACCTACTGTGTCTTTACAAGGAAGTAATCTCCCTAATGATAAATCACAAGCCATATTTTTATAGTATTAAAAAAGGGGTAGGCGTTTATTTCACCCACCCCTTTCAAGTTATTTAATTAAATTAGTTTGCTCCGTTTGTGATACCGTAAGTAACGATGTCAGTAACATTACCGTAGTTAACAGCACCTGTATACTTCATAATGAAACGTACATTTTCTGAACCGTCGATGTCTTCCATGTCGATAACCTTAACCGCTTGTGTATCGTTTAACAATCCTGTACCGAAATACAAGTTATCCTTGTAAGTAGCGATTGCAACTGTTGAAGTCATACCCTTACACATTACCAAAGGAACTCCGTCAATAGATACAGAACCATCAGTGTACCACATTGTACCCATTGCATTGATACCGTTTGAACCAAGTCCTGAAGTACCGTAACCACCTAACGCTTGAATGTAAGCCTTAAAGATAGCTTGTGAACAGTAGATAGCGAATCCTTCATGTCCCCATAAACGGTCAGGAACAGCAGCGATAATCTTACGCAATTCAACAATGATAGTTGAAGCAGATACAGCAGCACCAGCAACTTCTTGAGCTGAAGGTAAAGCAGCATCAGCAGCTAATAAAGTTTCAAATCCATCAAACTCACCAGCGTTAGCAGTAACACCCGACCAGATAGTTGTTTCCGTCTTAGCAGCAACTTTAGCTGAGATGTGAGCGATTAAGAAGTCAGCGAATGACTTAGGTAGTACGTCGTGAGCAGAATAACCCATTGATACCGCATCCCAATCACTTCTGAAGTCAGCCTTACACAATTGTAAATTTACCTTTAATGATTCAGGTTGTAATGAACGCTCAGTTAATGTAACAGTTGATGTTGGGTCAAAGTCACATCCACCATTCTTAACGATGTCGTTAACTGAGATGTTTTTTAATGTTTCTTTATACTTGATGTTCGGTTTAATCGTAATCAAGTTTGCATCTAGTGTATTAGCACTTAAGATAGCAGCAGCGATATACTTACCAGCGAATTCACCTGCGTAAGTAGTAGTCATTGATGTTGTTGTAGCCATTTCTTTATATTATTTAATTAGTTCTTATTATGATGGGTCTGTTGCAGTAATACCACCGTTAGCAGCACAAGCACCTGAAACTAACCATTGAGAGTTAGATGAGTCAGCAACTAAGTAAACCCAGTCACCGATTGATTCAGCAGAAGCAACGAAGTTAATTTGGTCTTCCCCAGCAGCAGGAACTCCAGCAACCGTTGAACCCATGTCAGCGATAATACCATTGATGTTGTCACCTTCAGCAGAATCGATAATCCAATTGTCAGTAGCGAAAGCAGCCCCTACAACAAATCGAAAGTTTAAACCTTCAGCAAGTGTTGGAAGTGTTACTGTTTTACCAGCAGCAGCGTCTAGGATAAAAGTTTTACCACTATCAGCAGCAGTAAGTGTTTGAGCAGCAGAAAGAACTTCTACTTTTACTCTTTGACGTGATACGTCATTTGATGTTGTTACAGTTGTACTCATTTTTTTTATTTATATAATTTAGTTAAAATCTTATCTATTGGAGTTTGAGAACTTTTCTTAGCGTATCTAAAAACTTCAACAGCTTGTGCATTTTCAGGGTTGTGATTGATTGGTTCAGCAGCAGGTTGATCGTCCGATAACTCAACTTTAGTTAACTCAGCAATCTTGGCTTCTAATTCAGCAATCTTAGCATCTTTATCGTCTTGTGCTGAAAACTGAGTTTCTTTAACGATTGATTCAATTACTTTCTTAGCAGTTGGCGCTTGTGGTTGTGCCATCTCAGTTTCTTGAGGTGCTTCCACCTCTACTTCTACCTCAGCTTCTTCTTGCTTTTCATTGATAGCAGCGATAACACCTTCTACTTCAACTACAAGTACACGACCATCTTCTAGTTCGTACTCACCGATTGGCAATGCAACTTTAGCGTCTTCGGTAATAACGAATACAGGCTGCTCTACCTCGAACATATCCGCTTCGATAACAGTAACTCCATCGTTAAGTTTCATTTGCTCTAGCTTAACCTCTACTGCTTTTAAACCTACTTTGCGTAGGATTGTGTTGATTGTTTCCTTCATAATCATTTAACTATTTAATTTATATTCTGTTGTAAATTCAACTTCTTACTATCTGAGTTATCGTACTTGTGTGACCTCCGATTAGTGAGCCTACACCTTGACCGCCTGACTTAATTAGGTAGTCTTTTAGTTTTGGTTTAAGTATTTTTGGCATGTTATAGGTTATTGTAAATACTAGCTTCGTCTTTGAAGTTTTTAGCAGCGTATTGTTTATCAACTGCTATTTCTAATTTAGGAAACTCAGGTATTGCTGTTTTATAATCTATACCTAATTCTTTAGCTTTAGCTTTAAAGTCGTCAATGGTTTTATTAAAAGCATCCGTTAATTGAGCCTGTTCATTTAGTAGTTTTAAAGCTGCTTTGCCTTCTGTTCTTACTTTTGAAGATTGTGCAAGAATTGAATTATAATTTTTCTCTAGCTTTGAATAAGCTGTTTGAACATCCATATAGTCGCTCAACTCAACCTTTTGACTTGACAATACCGCATTCAATTCTTTAATAATTTGTTCTTCCATTGTTTCTGTTTTACTTTGTAACTGTTCAAACCCATCGAAACGAGCCTCTATACTATATCCTTTAAACTTACCAGCTTTCACTTCATTCCAAACTTCATTATTGTCAATCTTAGACATTAACACCCATTCACCACCTTTAGCATTAAGGTTGTATAAGTTAGATTTATCATGCTTAGAATCTTCAACAACCCAAGATTCGATTACTGTAATCCCGTCTACCTTTTCTTCATGGTCAGTAGTGAATTTCTTTAACATCATTTTCTTCATAAAGTCTTCAGCGGCTTGTGCGACTGTTTCTTTAGTAAAGTAGATGTTGAACTTCTTACCACCCATTAAACGAAGTATTCGCTTCTCAGGAACTAAAGCAAACCCAACTACAATACGTCTTTCTTCATCTACTACTTTAAACTCTACATCTTGAGCAGCTAAGGCAACAAAGTTTTCTTCTATTGCAGGTTGGTCTACTAACGAAATAGCAAACACTCCATCGTCTGCTGTTTTCATTGTTAATTCAATTTCTTGTATCTTCTCCATAATTAATAAACTATTTTATAGCGTTGCTGTTTTAATTTGGTTTCTATCTAGTGATTGAGCAGTTGTTACAGCGCCACTTACAACGAATGCCTGAACAGGTGGCTGATTATTCAATCCCTCCATTATTTGATTAGTATTAGAGTTACCAACTACATTAAACGAAGCTGGATTACTTGCTTGACCAGCACTTGCGCCAACTCCACCACCAGTTGAAGCACTTACACTACCACCGCCACCTTCAAACTGAGTTGATGAAATCTTCTTAACATTAGCTACACCTGAAGCAACCACACCAGCCGCTGCAACAGCTCCTAAAGCTAAACCAACAGGTCCAGGTATTGTTGCGGTCATTCCTGTGAATGCTGATACTGCACCCTTGATAGTATCAATAGTTGCCATTGCAATATTGAGCTTCTTCTGAGTGTTAAACGCTTTCTTTTGTGCTGCATTAGATTTACCAGCAAATGCACCAACCAAATCTGATATACCTTGAAGCCCACCTTTAGTAGCGTCAAGTGACATATTCATCATGTTCTTTTTACGTGCAAGTTCGGCTGCATCAGCAGCTTTTTGTTTCTCAGCTTCAGCAAGTCTAGCAGCTTCATTAACCGCAGCTTCTTTATCTGTTTGCTCCTTTAATAAGTCTAAGTCAAGCGTGTTGTTCTCTAATGTTATCGCTCGTTTAGTTTCTAAGAATGTAGTCTCTAATGCTAACTTACCAGCGTTCATTTCAGAAATTCTAGCAAGTTCTTCTTCACGTGCCTTAGCCGCTGCATTGTCAATCTTTACTTCAGGTTGGTTATTAAGTGAAATCTGAGCAGTCTTTAAACTATCTATTGCATCAATACTCGCTTCTAGCTCTTGGTTACGTGCTGTTAAACTTGAATTAGTAGACTGTATCTGTTTATTCATCTCAGCATCAGCCTCTTTAATCTGGGTTAATGCGTCTGCAATCTCCTTCATTCTAAGAGAAGTAAACAACCCTAGCTTATCTTCAGCAATTGCTTGTTTAGCTGCAATTATTTGTTGTACTAACTTTTCCTTAGTTTCCTTTTGTACTTCTTTAAGTTTTTCCTTCTGAGCATTAAGCGATCGTATTGCAGCCTTATCTTGTTCTACTGCAATTTCTAGCTCCTTAATCTTAGCTGCATTGATTTCCTTCTGTACCTTGGTAGCGTCTTCACCCATCGCGATACGTCTAGCACCTTCACGGTCTAATGCCTTTATAGCTTTCTCGCTACTTGTATTCTGTTCTTTAGCAGTTTTCTCTAATGCAAGTCTATACTTCTCACTCGCAGCAGTTGAACGTTTAAACGCGTCTAGTACCTCAGTGTTTGCCTTGGTTGCAAAGTACATCGCAGCAGCACCGAGAGCCACAAATGCGGTTACGATGAGCCCTATTGGATTAGCCATGATTACAGCGTTCAAAGCCTTAAACGCTGGGATAGATTCACGAACCGATTGAATACCTTGAGCAATAGCCATAGCACTATTGACTTTCAATAACGCTTCCTCTACTTTAGCGCTCTCAGCGCCAAACGCTCCCATTGTACCTTGAGCAAGCTCAAACCCTCCGGCTAAACCCTGAATAGAACCGCCTAACTTTTGCGACATTGTACCACTCATTCCATCGACTGCCATATCAACGTCGATGATGACTTTCTTCATCTTGCCGACCTGGGCGGTCATTTGCTTAAACTGTTCTGAAGACGAATCCCCAGCCTGAGCCATTGCGTATAATTGGTCTTCTAACTCGCCTATCTGAGCAGTTAACGGTTGTACTTCATCGTATAAGCCACCAACTGCATTTTCTAGCTTTTCTAGTTCAGCTCTACCTTCAGCAGTCTTAACGTCTATTACTATCGTTTTCTTTTCCATAACTGCTCTCTTACGATTTGTTTAACCATTTCTTTAAACGTCTTAGGTATCTTGTACCTACCCTTTGCTATCTCAATACGCTCAGATTCAGCGTGGAACTTTGAGGTGCTTAGCATATCTATAATGTTCTTTATCATTCTGAAATCCTCCTTTGTTTATTCTCAGTTACTCGTTGGTTAGTAAATCCTGTACCTTCAAGTATTCTAATTATCCTACATCTATTCTGAGTAATCGTTAAGTACTGAGTAGGTAATGTTACACCCCTAACAACTATTGTTAATGGGAATGTATTAGTTCTAGCTACACCTGTGTTAGCAGTACAAGTGAATACAATTGTTTGTTCTCCTGTTGGCGTGGTATCGTCAGGTGTTGCAAACTGAGTTTCTAAAGGTGTACCGATTGTAATTGTAGTGTCTGAAGAAACACTAAACGCAACATCTAAAGTCTGACTAGCACAATTGATAGTAAACGATTGATTATAGTCTTGTGCATCTCGCCAATTACTAAGCAGTACTAACTCCACTTCACCCGTTACTAAGTTTTGCTTCATCTCGTTAATTAGATACTTCTTATCTCTAATTACCATGCTATCATTTAATCGTATAGAAGTCATTTCGTTTAATGGAAACAAACACTTTACGTTTAGTATTCTAGTCTTTAGATTATACAAGTTAAGTAAGTAGCTTTCATAATATTTACGGTACAAAGTATTATTAACTACATTCAAACTGAGTGAGCTATACTCACTACCAAAGTTTAAGGTATAATCTTCTTGTGCAAAGTTCATATCTTGACCGAACGGAACATAGCCCGTTATCTGCTCAACTGTTGAACCCGTATCGAAGTAAACAGAAACGTTAACATCTATATAGTCGTACATATACAGTAAAGTAGGCTTAGGCACATAGTTTTTATACTCAGGGGATGTTCCTAGGCAATACCCTACTTGTACATTAGTATTCGTAAACTTATTATGTAACGGTGTTTCAAATGGTAACTGTATAGTATAATCGCCGCCATCGTATTCAAACGTAGCTGATAAGTCAGAATACTCTCGCTTGAACAAGTCAAAGAACTCACGATTCATAAAAGACAACGACTGTTGATACTTGAAATTAATGTTCTTGTATAGTTTAGGTCTATTAACTGTTATGCTTTCAAATGAAGTGTAAGGTGTTATGTTCCAATCAATCCCACTGTTATAATAAACATCTAAAGGTTCGATTTTAAACGTGGTTAGATTACTACCTGTAACTGTTAGGTTATAAGTATTTACAAGTCCATTAATGAAATCAATTACTTTCATCTCAGGAGCAAGGAACGCTAAATCAGTAGTTAAAGTTGTGCTTAATGAGGTGTTGGAAGTGTCCGTATATGTATCAGTAAACGGTACATTTGAAACTGCTGAGAAGTCAATTAGATTATAACTTAACTGATAACTTACAGTGTTAGAAAACGTCATGGCTGAAGTAGAACGTAGTTTAAATGTAAACGACCTACTTAGTCCTACATCATTACCCTCTGCTATTACTGAGAATATTTGCGCCCCGTTACCAGGTAAGCTAAACATATAGTTACCACTATCATAAACATCTAAGTAGTAATCAATAGTTGAGCCTGTGTTAATTTCAACAGATACAAAGTGACTAACGGCAATTGCAGCATCGTAAGGAGCGACAATCAAAGACGATGGTGAAACATAGCTATACTGTACCGTATCAGCGTAGAGTATATCTGTACTTACACCAGCTTCACCAAACTTTAATCCCTTGCCCTTAGTAAAGAATTGGAATGTTTCCTTATTCTTAAACCAAAGATAAGCGTGTCTAAACTGCTTAGTGTCTAGGAATGAACCTGTAAATGTTAGCCCATATTGAGTAGCAATAATATCTAGTATTGACTTAACTCTTACAGCTGGAAACAACTCGCTAAAATCTATTGGTGAAGTATTTAAGCTAATATCGTTAGCGTCAGCACTTCCATATTGCCACACTCTGTTAGAACTAATTAAAGGATAGCGTACATCGTAGTCAGTAGTATTGAAGTCAGTTTCAATACGTGCTAATATTTCAGTGCCTGTATAGTCATGGTCTAAAGTAGAATAGTTTAAGTCACCTAGCTTAGCGTCACCTATTAAGTCTTCCT